ATGGTCATATGAAGTTATAGAGAACTTAAACAAAAAGTTAACTGAAGATGACGAATGGTGGACAAAGTTATCACCAGAACAACAAGCACAATATATTAAGGACCATCCTAAATCTCAAAAAGCTCAAGATGCAAAAGAAAAAGAAAAAAGTAAAGAAACAGGACCTTCAAAAGACCAGATTAAAAAGGAAGAAGAAAAACAAAAGTTTCTATTAAATATGTCTACAAGTTTAATACAAACATCAACAGAGAAATCTGGTGTAGGTAGATTTAATATGTCAAAAGAAGATTTAGAAACATATAAATCTTATCTTGAGGGTAAAAAACCAGATATACCTAATTATGATATAAGTGATAATGAAGTTAATGAGGTCATTGGTGTTTTAAAGTCTACTTTAGGAGAAGATTATCAAAGATTTGTTCAAAGAGTAAGAAAAAAAGGAGATCCACCAAAACAATATACTACTGGAGATGCTGGAAAAAAACGAGTTTTTGATGCATTAAAACATTATATGCAAACAGGTGGAAAAAGTTCAATAACTGGTCAAGTTGTACCATTTTCAGAAACACAATTAGATCACGTTACTTCTTTAGATAATGGTGGTGTTGATGGACCTGAAAACTGGGAATGGATGGAATCAAGGTTTAATCAATTTAAGGGTGCTTTATCAGATGAAAGTGTAATGAATAAAATAAAAAAAGATTTAACTAAATCTCCTGATGAAGATACATTAAAAGTTTTAAATCAATCTTTTAGAAAATATTCTAAAGAAGCTATTATAAATTATTATGATAATAAGTTCAAGGAAGGTGGAAATGCTGGGTTAACTGAAGAATCTATTAATAAAATGAATGGTAGTAATATTAGTGCATTAATAAAAGGTTGGAATAAGAGTCATCCAGATGGAAGTGATTTTTTTGTTCCAAGATATAGTTCTAAAAAAGATCCTGTAACAGGTAAAGAGATAGATAGAAAATCAGGTAGAGGATCAGGCGGTCGTATTGCAACAAAACCAGAATTGATAAAAAGATTACTTGAACAAACAAGAGCAGCTGGTTTAGATATACCTAATAAATCAGAAACACAAGAAATTGATAAAGATTTTCAAGTTATAGTCGATGAGTTAGAAAAACAAAAAGGTGCTATATCTAAATTGAAACAAAAAATAAAGAAGAGTAAAGTATAATGAAAACACAACTACTCTGTACATTCACCAAAAGGAATAAATTCTATGAAACAGTAGATATTATTATAGCATGCAATGAAATTGTGTTTGATAAGATATATGTATTTCAGAATGAAAATGACCATCATCAACTAATATGTACATATAATGTAGAATATGATGAAGATTTTATTGAAGGTGTACCAGATACTATTTCGCTTCATAGAAAAAAGAATACAAATACACTTTATACAATTAATGCACTTAATGACTTGATTCGTGAACTAAATAATGGTAAATTAGATAAGACATTTCCTATAGAATGGGAAAATTATAAGAATTGTTTACTACTTACAAATGAGGAAGGTCTCAATAAAATACCAACAAGAATTTATACTATCGTAAACGTAGAAACGTGGGATAAAGATAAAAAATAAATTGTATTTTCGGAATTTCGATTATACTTATTTATGTATCAAGGTTACACTTGATTAAAAAATACTAATTAACTAATTAAAAAATAGGAGATAAAAAATGGATTTAAATGCAATCAAAAAACGTCTTAATCAACTTCAAACATCAAACACAAGAACTTCTAATCTTTGGAAACCTCAACCAGGTTCACAAGTAGTTAGAATTGTTCCTTATAAGTTCAATAGAGATAATCCTTTTATTGAGTTATATTTTCATTATGATTTAGGTGGTAAGAACTATCTTTCACCCATTTCATTTGGCCGTCCAGATCCAATTGAAGAGTTTGCACAAAAACTTAAATCAGCTGGTTCAAAAGACGATTATCGTCTAGGCAGAAAAATTGAAGCAAAAATGAGAACTTTTGCTCCAGTTGTAGTTCGTAACGAAGAAAAAGAAGGTGTTCGTTTTTGGGGTTTTGGAAAAACAGTTTATCAAGAACTGTTATCAATAATTGCAGATCCAGACTATGGTGATATCACAGACGCAGTAAGTGGTCGTGATGTAGCTATAGAGTTTAAAACTGCTGAGGAAACAGGTAAATCGTTTCCCTCAACTTCAATCAGAGTAAAGCCAAATCAAACTCCAATTACAGAAGATGCATCTGTACTTGAGGCAATCAAAGAAACACAAAAGAATATTACTGAAATATATCAGGAACGTTCTTATGATGAATTAACTCAAGCTCTTAATGATTACCTTAATGGTGGTACAGAAGAAAATAAAAGTGAGACTAAAAGTGAAGATACAACAAAAAAAGTAACAGTTGACCCTTCTACTTATGATTCTCAAAAAACATCAGAAGCATTTGATGATTTATTTAATAACTAAATAAAATAATATTGGGTGACTAGGGTTAAGAGTCACTGATAGTCGATAAGGTCGCTATAGGCACCCGACTTCTGGAGTCGCCCATATTTATAGGAGATTTTATGTCAACGCGAGATGAATTGGCTGGTGTTTTAGCAGACACCTTAAATAAACAATTCAAGGATATGAAAGTCGCATATTTCTTGGATGGTACAGATACAACACCTACTGATATAAAAGATTTTGTATCTACAGGTTCTACTATGTTAGATTTAGCAATATCAAATAAACCTAACGGAGGTATTGCAGTTGGTCGTATTACTGAAATCAATGGATTAGAATCAAGTGGTAAATCTCTACTTGGTGCTCATATACTTGCTGAAACTCAACGAAAAGGAGGAGTGGCTGTTTACATAGATACAGAAACTTCTGTTAGTACTGAGTTTCTTGGTGCAATTGGTGTAGATGTAGAAAGTATGTTGTATTTACATTTAGAAACAGTTGAAGATATATTTGAAGCTGTAGAAGAGATAGTTGCTAAAGTTCGTGAATCAGATAAAGATAGATTAGTAACTATTCTCGTTGATTCACTTGCGGCCGCAACAACTAAAGTAGAGTTAGAAGCTGACTTTGAGAAAGATGGTTGGGCTACAAGTAAAGCTATTATTATATCAAAGGCTATGAGGAAAATTACTCAAATGGTTGGTAGACAAAAGATAGCTTTAGTTTTTACTAATCAATTACGTCAAAAATTAGGTGTAATGTTCGGAGACCCTTGGACTACAAGTGGTGGTAAAGCATTACCGTTTCACGCATCAACTCGTATTCGTTTAAAGAATATTGGTCAAATCAAAGATAAAAAGAATAATAATATTGGTATGAAAATGAGAGCTCAAGTAATTAAAAATAGACTTGGACCTCCAATGAGACATGCGGATTTTGAATTATATTTTGAAACTGGTATTGATGATGATGGTAGTTGGTTGAAAGTTATGAAAGAACATAAACTTGTGAAACAAGGTGGTGCGTGGTATACAATGTTGAATCACGAAGGTAAAGAACTTAAATTTCAGTCTAAAGATTGGAGTGAACAACTTAAAGATAAAGATTTTAGAGAACATTGTTACAACTTAATTTGTGATAAAGTTATTTTGAAATATGAAAAAAACTTTGGTATAGATGATGTAGTAGTGGAAGAAGAAGTAAGTGAGTAATGGTAAATACCTTTCTATATTTGAAGAGATAAAGAAAAAAGGTGGCTCTTTAAACGGCGGCGAACCAAATGATAAAGTACTTGTAATAGATGGCTTAAATACTTTTATTAGAGTATTTAGTGTTATACCAACTACTAACGATGATGGTATTCACGTTGGTGGAATAGTTGGTTTTTTACGAAGTATTGGTTACACTATAAATATGTTTAGACCTACTCGTGTCATCATAGTATTTGATGGTAAGGGTGGGTCTTCTCGCCGCCGTAAATTATTTCCTGAATATAAGAAGAAAAGAAAAACAAAATATAGAGTAAATCGAGCATATGATTTCGCATCTCAAGAAGATGAGAAACAAAATATGATAATGCAGTTACAGAGAGTGGTTGAATATTTAGAAGCACTTCCTGTAACTATTTTATCTTATGATAACATTGAAGCAGATGATACGATTGGTTATTTATGTAGACAAGTACTTACTGATTCTGAAATTACTATTATGTCTACTGATAAAGATTTTCTTCAGTTGGCAAATAGTAGAATAAAAGTATGGAGTCCAACTAAAAAGAAAATGTATGATGAGAAAGCTGTGTTAGATGAGTATGGTATATCATCACATAATCTTATTTGGTATAGGGTATTAGATGGTGATAAATCAGATAACATACCTGGTGTAAGAGGTTTAGGATTGAAAACTATTCAAAAAAAATTACCGTTTTTGAGTGAAAATCGTATAGTTAATATAGACGAGGTTATTACGGAATTACCAGATTCAGAGGATGTTATAGAATTGAATTACAAGTTAATGCAGTTATCAGATGTAGATATTTCTGGTTCTACAAAGACAAAGATAATATCAAAAGTGAATGAACCTATTAATAGATTAATAAAATATAAATTTCAAACAATGTTTTTAGAAGATAAGTTATATACAGCATTACCAAATCTTAATAGTTGGTTACTTACTAATTTTAATCAGTTAAATCATTACGCTGAGAAAACTCATGAGTGAAACATTAACACAATTTGGAACCTCATTTCAATCAAAAATTATTGCAGCATTATTACGTGATATAAAATTTATTCAGACTATTAGTGATATTTTAGAACCAACGATGTTTGATTCAGACTCTAATAAATGGTTAGTAAAGGTAATACGTGATTATTATTATGAGTATAAAAAACAACCTACACTTGAGGTTATAAAATATAAGATAGATGAAATAGAGAATGATATTTTAAAAGTTGGTGTTGTAGATAAATTACGAGATGTATGGAAAAATATTGAGGCAACTGATTTAGAAT